CAAAGCCGACGGCGACATGCTGCTTGAGTCTGCGAATGGCAACATCGACGTGAAATCGCCGAACGGCACCGTCACCATCGAACAAAAAACGATCAAACTGAACGGCAACGAGGTCGACATCACTGCGGCGACGATCAAACTGACTGGTCATGTGATCATCGTCGGCGCGATGGATCAGTCTGGCGGCGTTCACACAGACCCGAACGGTCACCACACGACAAGTCGCGCAGAACGCGACGAACTACTCGCGCGCATCGAGGCACTCGAACGACGCGTCACACAACTGGAGGCACGTCATGGCTCTTGAGGGCTTATATGGCGCGATCATTTTCGGCAAGGCGCAAGGGCGCATTCACACGTTCCACGAGATCGACAAGAAATATTCTGGCCGCTACGGCGCGCACATGGTGCACCTGCGCAAACCGCTTCTCGAATGGGCTGGCAACGATCTTCTCGAAATCACAATGAAAATCGCACTCGATTCGAGTTGGTGCGGTAGTGTCGACGCAGTTCTCGCAGAGTGGCATTTCTTTCACGAATCGGCGCTTGCCGCGCCGTTGATTGTCGGCGGAAAGCCGATGGGTCCGGGGTTGTCGATGTTTGTGATCACAGAACTGCACGAACATCACAAACACTGGTTGCGCGGCCGTCTGATCGCGTGCGAACTCGATGCGACGTTCAAGGAATATATTCCGTTCAGCGAAGGCTTGTTGTCGCAGTTTGGCATTCCGGGGTTTGTAGGAGCTGGCGCAATATGATCGACACGAACACGGCTTCACTCGGTGCGAATTGGCAACTGCAATTCGTGCAACCTGACGGCTTGCCTCTGACGATGCAGAGTTTCGAGGTGATCGACTTCGGTGCGATCAGCTACACCGAAATCTTTCAGAACGTGAAAACGATTCTCGCGACGCCGCTTTTCAGTGCCGCACTCGAACGCACACTTGGTCTCGACAACACGATTGTCGACAGACCAATCACAGAGGCCGCGCGCATCACTGTCGCGATTCTCGACGCAGTCGTGCAGTGGGAACCGCGCTGTGATGTCATGAACATCGACTTTGCCGCAGACGCGATCAACGGTCACTTGATCGTGAAACTGCAACTCAACATCAAGAACGTGATCTATGGCACGAACACGCCCTACACAGCAACCAACATCTACCCACCACCAAGGAGAGAACCAATGATTCAAGAACCAGTTCAGGGACCACCGGGGCCTCCGGGACCTCCGGGACCGCGCGGCAGTTTGTGGTTCGTCGGCACGGGCGATCCACCAAGTTCAGTGACACCGGGGGCGCCGCAACCACAGGCGCAAGATATGTATTTGAACACGACGACAGGCGACATCTTTCAATTTCAAGATGCAAGCGGCACGACCACCGGCGGCTGGCAGGTTGTCGTGACTGCAAACAAAGCAGTGCAAGAGGAGATGATCAAAAAATGGCGTTCGCAAAAGTAGGCAATCTCAAGGGCGCGCCGGCACCGGCGAGCACTGATCTGACAGGCATCACGGCGCTTGTGCAAGGTCAGCCGTTCGTCGACGTGGTCTTTCCCGCGTCGCAAGGGTCAATCAGTTGGGTCTTGATCGAGTCGCGCGTGTTCGACACGGCTGACGCGCAACCATTGAACATTTGGGCGACGATCATCACGCAGAAATCGTTGACTGGTTTTCGGCAACTACTCAGTGCGGCGCCTGACTCGCAGAAATACTACCTGCTTTGGACGATTCGACCCGCGGTGGCGTCTCCCGGAGATGCGACTCAATTTCTCATGCAGGGACCGGCGACAGGTCAGTTGAACGAACCTGCGTCATTCATCGTGCAACTGCCGGCTGGCAAGAACGTTCCCGCAGGCAACACGGCAGTCACAGTCACGCCGCATGACGGCGGTGCTGGCGGCACGTTCACGCCTGCGACAGTGCAACTGACGAATGCAGCGCCAAATGCCGCGTTCACTTACACGCCAACGTCGTATGGCAACAAGACGATCACTGCGACGAACGATGTCGGCATCGCCAACCCAATGCCGATTGTCTTTCTCGCGAGTGCAGAGACTTACACACTGGTGGGACCGTCGTCAGGCATCTCAGGTCAAGTCTCAGGCTTTTTCACAGTCAGTTTGCCTCCGGCGGCCGCACTAGCGGCAAATGTGATCATCACGCCGCGATCTGACGCGATTGACGAGAGTGTGTTGAATCCGTTCTCGCCGTCGTCTGTGATTCTGAGTGCGGCCATGCCGTCGGCGACGTTTGCCTACAAGGCGAACTCAGGCGGTGTGAAGAACATCGCGACGACGAACAACGCGGGTCTAACCGATCCGCCCGCGGTTCCCTACAGCGCGATTGCAGTGTTCGCGCCAACTGACGTGCCGAATCTGCTTCGCTATTGGGAGGGTGACATGATGGCCGGTTGGACTGACGGTCAACGCAGTAGTGGCGGCGTCATTCCGAATTACAACGGCGCGCCCATCGGTTGCTACGGGAATTTTCGAACAGGCATCGCGAACGGCAAACCCGTGATGCGTTTCGCGTCTGTGAATGGCGGAGACAGATTTTGGGACAACGGCGGTGATCTCGCAGGCGCACAACCTTTCACTCTGATCGCCGTTCTGACTCAACGACCACCGGCAGCCGCGGCAAATATTTGGGCAACATACGGCGGTCAATCAATCTACATCAACGCGGATGGTTCACTGTCAATGACGGCCGGCGCATCAAAGTGGATCGGAACGCCTGCGGGTCTAATGGTGAGCGGATTTCAGACAGTCGCGTTCGTGTTCAATGGCGCGAACTCGAAAATCTTTTTCAACGGCGCACTCAAAGTCACTGGCGACGCATCGACTGGCACCATCGGCTGGTATAATGGTCCCGGAGGCACGATGAATACGCCTTATGCAGACTGTGACGTTGCCGGTTTCGTGCTTTACACCGCCGCGTTGACTGACCAACAAGTCGTCGGCATCACCTATTGGTTCGTCAACAAATACAACACGCCCGCGCCTTCAACATGAGTTGGATCAAAACAGTCAACATCAAAGGTCCCGCCGCGTCGTCGACGAACGACGTGACAGGCATCACGGCTTTGGTTCAGGGGCAAGGTTTCGTTGATGTCGTCTTTCCGCAGAAACAAGCGTCCTACAACTGGCACATTGTCGACGTGATGATCTTCAACACGATCGACGCACTGCCATTGAACATCACCGTGGCTACTATCGTCTCGCGATCACTGACCGGTTTTCGTCTGCGACTGAGTGCGCCACCTGACACACCGCACTACTATGCGCTCTGGACGATCAGACCACCTGACACGTCACAAGGTCAGGCGACGACGTATTTGTTCAGTGGTCCCTCGACCGTCGGCATCAACCGGCAGGCGACGTTTCTCGTGCAACTGAAATCGTCGCAAGGCACGCCGGCAGGCGCACCACTCACGATCACACCGAATGACGGTGGTGCGGGCGGCGTGTTTAACCCTGCGACGATTCAACTGACGAACGACGTGACCTATGCGGAGTTCGACTACACGCCCAAGACCTACGGCACGAAGACGATTCAATGCACGAACAACCTTGGTCTGGCGAACCCGAATCATCTACTCTTGCAAGTCGTCGCGTCGACCTATTTGATCGTCGGTCCCGCGTCTGTCTACGTTGGCAACACGACGAGTGCGTTCACAGTTGAGTTGCCAGCCGGCGCGAGTGTGATCAATCCCGTGACTGTCACACCAAATGATGGCGGTCTTGGCGGCACGTTCACACCGTCGTCAGTCGTTCTCACGACAGGCGTGCCGAGCAAGACGTTCACCTACACACCGATCACGGGCGGTGCGACATCAATCGCGACGACGAACGACGGCGGTTTGACCGATCCGACGGGCGTTCCGTTCAACGCGATTCCGTGGACGCCCGATCTACTGGCTGGTCTCATGTCGTGGTATAAGGCAGACGCGCTCGCAGCGCTGCGACTCGCTGATGGCGCGACGGTGCTGCCGTGGCCTGATTCGAGCGGCAACAATCATCACTTGGATTGGGGTAGTTCACCGCCCACATTCAAAGCAAACGCAATTAACAACCTGCCAGCAGTTCACTTCAACGGCGCGCAAGCGTTGGGGCCGACCAATCCGCAGGCCGCGTTCGGCGGCTGCACGGTCTATGTAGTGGCGAAATCAACGGGCGATTGCTGCCCTGTCAGCGCGAGCGATGCGGGTCACCAATTCTGCCGCATATTCGGCGACCCCGGCAATCAAGTGTTTGCCGATCATGTCATGTATGCGATCAGTCTGCCGCTCGTCACGCCGCGAAGCCAATGGAGCTTCCTCTGCTGTGGGCGCGTAAATTATGTCGGCACGGTTTACTTCTCGGAGCGCGGCGGCGGCGCGATTGAAGGCACATATTACAACGCGAGCGCATCGCAATGGTATTGCCACTGGGACAGAATGGGGTATCAAGGCGGTTCCAACACGTCATGGTTCAACGGCGACATAGCAGAGGTGATCACTTACGATCACTGGCTCAGCGACGCAGATCGCACTCTCGTTGACAATTACATCATCAAGAAATATGCGATTCCGCACGCACCGCCGCCAGTGGCTTCACTACGTTTGAAAGCGGATTCACTCGCACTCGCAGACGGCGCACCTGTCGCGGCTTGGAACGATTCGAGCGGCAATGGTTGCAACGCGGTTCAAGCCGTCGTCGCGAACCAGCCGACCTTCAAGACGAACATTCAGAACGGCAAACCCGCTGTGTTGTTCAACGGCGCTAACCTACTCGCGATCACACCCGCGCTCGCTGCCCCGCTACAGAGCAGTAATTGGACGGTCTTCGCAGTCGTCAAGCCGATAGGCACGATCACTGACGGTTCGATTTTCAGTGAAGACTATAATCTGGACGGTGCGCCGACGAATCCCTATGTGCGTTGCAAACTCGGTTACAGCGTGCAGAACGCGTCACCTGCGCGCATGGGCGCAGGCTACTTTGACGGCAGCACTTGGCGCTGTTATTCCGCGCCTGACAATGACACTGCGAACACCGTCTACCTCTACACGGCAGTCAATCGCGGCGACAACGTCTACCTCTACCGCAATGGCGTGTTCGTTGGCTACATGCCGACTGGCACTGCAAACCCCGGAAGTGGCAGAAACTACCACGTCGGCGCAGGTCACTATGATGCGCAACCGCAATATTGGAACGGTTACATCTTCGAGTTCGTGAAATACAACTTCCCGCTCAGTGACCTTGACCGGCAGAACGAAGAAACATCACTCAAAGCAAAATACGGCCTATGAGAACACTCACACTGTCAATCGTCGCGCTTTTCTGCGCGATCACACTCAACGCGCAAGCACCGCCGTCGGGCAACAAGACGCCAATCTACAACGGCATTTTGCAGACTGATCTCGATGCGAACGGTTTTCACATTCTCAACGTGGGCGGTGGCGGTGCCGTGACAAGTGTGTTCGGTCGTTCAGGCGCAGTCACCGCGCAGAGCGGCGACTATGGGACGTTCTATGCGCCTCTCGCGTCTGGTGTGCCTCCCGGAGGCACGACAGGTCAAGTGTTGTCAAAGACTTCGGCGGCTGACATGGCGACGGGATGGGTGACACCTGCGGCGGCTGGTGTGACGAGTTTCAACACGCGCACAGGCGCGGTCGTGCCGGCGACTGGCGACTACACAGCGGCGCAAGTCACGAACGCAGTCGACGCGACTGGCAGCTACACGAACCCTGCATGGGTCGCGAGTCTGCCGTGGAGCAAGGTCACTGGCGCACCGGCGTTCATCACTGGCAATCAGACCGTCACACTCTCAGGTGACGTGACAGGCAGCGGCGCGACTGCGATCACGACGACTCTTGCGAACACGGCTGTCACGGCTGGCAGCTATACGAACACGAATCTGACTGTCGACTCGAAAGGCAGAATCACGGCGGCGTCGAACGGCACAGGCGGCGCGCTTACCAGCACGCAAGTCGCCTACGGTAGTGGAACGAACGCGATCACTAGCGACCCGAGTCTGACCTACAACACTGCGAGCACGATCCTATCAATCACAGGCGGTCAAACCGGAAACATGGGTGTGAATGTCACAGATTCGAACTCCACAGGTCAGTCAACCGTCGTTGTCAAAAACAACAGCAGCTATCAATTCGCCTACGGCATCACAGGCAGCACGGCTGCTGGCTTGGGCGCGATCACGTCGAACTCCGCCAATATGTATTCGGACGCGCCAAATGGCATTGTGATCATGGCGAACAACGCGACTGGCAGAATCTCGTTTGCCACAGGTGGATCGACAGAGACAAATCGCATGAGTGCGAGCGGCGGCTTGTCGATTGGTAACACGACAGACCCCGGTGTGGGTCGTGTCAATGCCGTGAACGGCTTTTGGACTGGCGGCTCGCCACCTGTCGCCGGTTCAACTATGCGAAGCACTGGCGCCGCTTACATGACGAGCTTGACACCCTACGGCTCAGTCACGAACACAGTCGATCAGACTGCGGTAACAGAAACGGCGCACGTCATTTTCACTGTGCCTGCCAATTCGGCGGCAGTTGGTACGATCTATCAAATCGTCGCGTGGGGCAACATCGACAACAACACGACGGCTGTCACGTTTCAACCGCGCATTCGATGGGGCGGCACAGGCGGCACGCAAGTTCTCGTTGGTCCCGCGATCGTCGGCACGACGACTGCATTGACAAACAAAAGTTTCTACGTCACGGCGAACGTGAGTGTGCGTTCGATTGGCGCAACCGGCACCGTCACGGCGAATATGTTCGTCGCCAATCACACCGCGAACACGACGGGTGCCTATGCCGCGGACGAAAATGACACGGGCGGCACACCCGTGACCGTCAACACGTCGACGAACAGTGATCTCGACCTGACGTGGACGTTGTCGGTTGTGACTGGCACCCCGCATGTTCGAACTCTTGGTGGCTGGATTGAATTGATCAACTAATGATTTCGAATCTCGCAACGCGTTCAACGACCGACATCGTCGTGCTTTGTCTCACGGCCTTGGTCTGCGTCGTGTTGGTTTTGTTGATCGCGGGCGCGATCATCGCCAAACTGATCCACCCGCAAATGCAAATGGAGAACATCACTGAGATCGTCGCGATCATCGTCTCGAACATCACAATGGCACTGGTTGGTTTCATCGGTGGCAAGGCCGCAGGCAAACTCGAAGCCGCCAACGGAGGCAAGGCATGAGACACATCAAACAGCGCGGTCTTGAACTCGTGAAACATTTCGAAAGTCTGTTTCTCACAGCCTACAAAGATGTCGTCGGCGTCTGGACAATCGGCTGGGGACACACGGGCATCGCGCACAATGACGGCACCGTTTTTCGCGGTCGCGAGATCACCGAGGGCGTTGCCGAAGAACTGCTCGCTCACGACATGACTTCGTTTGCAGAACGCGTGTCGAGTCTCGTCAAGGTCGATGTCACAGACGATCAGTTCGACGCACTTGTGTCGTTCGATTTCAACACTGGCGCCTTGCACAAGTCGACGTTGCTCAAGAAACTCAACAAAGGCGACTACCAAGGCGCGGCTGACGAATTTCTCAAATGGAACAAAGCCGGCGGCAAAGTGCTGCGCGGCTTGACACGTCGACGAAAATCTGAACGCAATCTGTTTCTCGGCAAGGAGGATTACATCATCACATGAACGGCACGGCGACAGACCCACAAATCCCTGACTATGGAGTCAACCTCGTTCCGGACATCGACTTCGCAGTCAAAGACCCGACGGTCATTGAAAACGAGGTGATCGTCGACTACCAGACCGCCTTCAAAGAACTGACGAACATCGCGAAAGTTCTCGCGCCGGCGGATCCGGTGCGCCTGCATCTTCTCACCGTCTGCCATTGGTTGTCGCATCAACGCGTTCTGATCGACTTCACTGGCAAGGAAAACCTGCTCAAATACTCGCACGACGACTACCTCGACAACCTCGCGGCGTTGCACGGTGATCGCACGATCAGATTGGCGGCATCGCCCGCGTTGACGACGTTTCGTTTCACACTGACTGCGCCGCTCGCATTCGACGCAGTCATTCCGAAAGGCACGCAACTCGGCGCGAACAACTTGGTCTTTCAAACGACGAAAGACGGCATCATCCCGTCGCTCGCGACGACGTGCGACGTGCCTGCGCAATGTCTCACGGACGGCACCGTCGGCAATGGTTTTGCCGTCGGGCAGATCACGCAGGTGATCAACTGGAATCAACCGTGGGCAGTGACCGCAGAAAACATCACCGTCACTGGCGGTGGCAGTGACAGAGAAACCGACGATCAATACCGCTACCGCATTTGGCTCGCGATCGAAAGCTACTCGATTGCGGGACCGCACGATGCCTACGAATTTTGGGCGTTGTCGGCGCATCCCGACATCATTCAAGCCGTCGTTTATTCTGCGCCTGAGATCGCGGGCGAGGTTTGGATTTTCCCGCTTTTGCGCGGCGGTCTCTTGCCGACGCCTGAGATTTTGGCGGCGGTTCTCGCGAAGTGCAACCCAAACACGGTTCGACCTGTGTCAGATTTCGTCAGTGTGTTCGCGCCGACACCGTTCGTCTACACGTTGAGGATGCACTATTGGGTGAGCACGTCGACAGAGGTCTTGTTGTCGACGATTCAGAACGGCGTGACGCAAGCCGTCGCAGACTGGATTCTCTGGCAACGCAGCTACGTTTCACGCGATCTGAACTGCGACGAACTGATCAGGCGCGTCATTGAAGCCGGCGCGAAACGCGTCGTGATCGACTTGCCGTCGCCGACGTTTCAGGTCATGGCCTACAATCAACTCGCGTGCCACGACGACACGGTGCCGCCAGACATTCGGTTTGAAGGACTTGAGGACCCATGAGCACGACACTGCGAGGTTCACGACTGATCGAAAATTGCACGCCGTCGATCAGCTACGACAATCAGGTCAAGGCCGCGAGCACGGCGTTCGACAATCAAATGTGGGAGATCATCGACGACACCGGTCAGGTGATCATGATTCCGAACATCATGCACATCGACGACCCGAAATTGATCGACATTCTCGCGTGGCAGTTTCACGTCGATTTCTACGACCCGACGCGCGATCTCGAATTTCGCAAAATGCTCGTTCAGCACTCGATCATTTGGCACAAGACCAAAGGCACGCCCTACATGGTGAACACTGTTCTCGACACCTACTGGCGAGGCGGTGCGCACATTGAGGAATGGTTCACCTACAAATCGCCGTGGCCACCGCAGTTTCCGACGATCAATCTGGACACGCTCGCAGGCACGTTTCGCGACATCGAGATCGACACGGCAGGCAACAAGTTCATGACTGCGATGTCTGCGTTGAAGAACGACCAACCGATTTCATTCAAACTTGGCGATCCTGCGAACGCATTGCCTGCGCCTCTCGTCGAGAACACGACCTACTACGTCGTCAACAAGCTGGCACTCGAATTTCAGATCGCCGCGACACAAGGCGGCGCGCCAATCGACATCATCGACGCGGGCAGAGGCACGAATCAAATCTGGGCGAAATCCTACGGCGGCGGCGCCGGCTCGTGGCACGAACGCTACAAGTTCCGCATCATCATCGACAACAACGTCATTCGCGACCCGCAGACAGTCGCGCAGGTTCTTCACCTGATCGACCATCACAAGCCTGAATCGCGATGGCCTGATCAGTTGATTCCGCACAGTGGCGCGAGTCTCGGCAATCTCTACCTTGCAGCATATGCACTGACGCGCATCACGCGGCAGTCACTACCACCACCAATCAGAACCTAAAACCATGGCACTATCACATCAAGTTTTCACTGACGCAGGAATCGACATGCTCGGGCAGGCCGACGCGGGCGCGACACTCGTGATTGACGAGATCGTCGTTGGCGCGGGCGTCGCGGCGCAAGACTCAGACATCTATCCGTTGATCGCCTTGATTGACTGGAAAGCCTCTGTTCTGATTCAGCAAAAAGTCGACCAAGGCGGCGGCAAGATGTTGTTGACTGGCTCGTTGAACGAGTGGGATTTGACGGGACCGCCGTTTTCACTGCGCGAACTTGGCGTGATGGCGCACATTCAAACAGCGGGACCGCCACCGCCGCCGCAGCCACCGGGGACTGGTCTAAACACGGGCGATTCGCCGACGAATATTCCTGCGGCAAAAGCGCCGAAGCCGCCAGATCCGAACCCGAATCCGCACACTTGGGACGTGCCGACGCTCTATTGCGCGTCGAACGTCTACACGGATCCGTTCGACACGATCACTCCGGGAGGTCTGAACACACACGCGTTCTCGATCACGATTGAAATTGATCGCGCGACGAATGTCGTCGTGATCATCGGCGGTGGCGGTCTCGACGTTGACTGCGCGAACATTCCTGATCCTGCGCCACCACATTCAGCCGGCTGGTATGCGTTCCGCGAGGGGAACGTCTTCAAATTCAAGCGCGTCATTCAAGGCTCCGGCATCACAATCACCGAACAGTCTGATCGCGTGATCATCGCGTCGACTGCGCAGACGTTGCAGAATGACGTTGATCTCTATGTGCCATTGAACCACCCGAATGCTGGCACGCACATGAAATTTGCCGACATTCAACAAGCGCACGACTACTTGAAACAGTTCACAATTCCGTCGAACCTCGTCGCGAACATTCACGTCTACTACGCCGGCACGGTTGGCAACCCGAACGGTCAGGCTGTGAATCACGCGACAGGCAACGGCTTTCTGTTCGATCATCCGAACGCGAAACAGATCAATCTCATGGGCGAACCGCGCATCGACTCACCGATTGCGTCGCAGAACAGCATTTCGGCGACAAAGGCAGTCAATCTCGTCAACGCGAACAACATTCCGAACGGCGCGCGTGTCTACATTTGGGGCGCCGACGGTCGATGGTTGGGCGGCTGCCGCGTCCTGTCGAAGTCTGGCAATGTCGTCAATCTCTCGATCTTGAACAAAAGCACGAAATCGAACTACAACCAGCCATGGAACGGCAGCGGTGCGCGCGTGTCGTTCTTGCCGACACTGATCGACTACACTGGCACGCCGCCCTATGGTGCTGCTGTTCTGTCGTGCCCGTATGGCATTGGACTGATCTCGAACATTTGTTTTGAGGGCGCGAGTTGGATTTTGAATGCCGCCGACGGTGGCGCGTTTCAGAACATCATGATCATCGGCAAAGACTGGTCAGGCGACGGCACTCGTCGATGTCTCGCACTCGATGTCGGTAATTTTGGTCTTGGCGGTGAATGCGTGTTCTGCGGTGCGGGTTTTGGGCTGACTTCAGCAGGTCAATGCGAGGGATTCGATCAGACGATCATCAACGGTTGCGGTCAGGGAGTAATTCCGGGAGGTGTTGGCACTGCACTCGGCTGGCTGATTCCGGGGCAGGGCGGCTCGCCGTTCGTGTGTTTCACACATTGCTACATCGGCATCAACGCAGACGGCGGTCAGTTCGTCGGCGGCGCCGTCGTAGGCGGCTGGAACGACATTTGGTTGCAGGCAGACATGCTGGGAGCAATCAACATCAATTCAGACCCGACACACCCTAGCTTTGGCGCGAACAACACGACTGATCTCTACGCAATCGACATGGGAATGATCAACTTCAAAACGCAAAGTGGACAAACGCTGATCTGTTCGCCGCCGGCCGACACCTACGGGCAGAACCGAAATTCGTTCATTCACCTCAGTTGATCACGGTTTGACGAACACGAGCGCATATTCGTGCCGTTTCGGTAGAATCTTCGTGCGCATGAGTTCGACTGCGAACGCCGCGCGTGGCGGCACACCGAGGTCGATGATTGCGATGTCGTTTTGTTTGAAACCCGCGTCGCGCATGAGTCGAATGACGTGGCCGTGGTAATTGTAGAACTTGCCTTGCCACCTGAAATCGTTCACGCACCACACGCAGAACGCGCCAGATTTGAGGCATCGAAAGTTTTCAGTCGCGACGACGCCCAACTGACGCAGGAACTCGTCGTAGTCGTCGCACTTGCCCAACTGGCCAGCCTCGTCGCCGTAGTCCTCAATGTTCCAATAGGGTGGCGACGTGATCGTGAAATCGCCTGTCGCGTTTTTGACTGGCATGTGACGACTGTCGCACTCGTGCAGAGTGATCGTTGCCTTGTTGAGGTTCTTGAACAACTCGTCGTCTTGCTTCAACAACAACTGCCTGATCTCGCGATTGGCGATCATGAACGCGCGCGACACATCGCAACCAACGTAGTTTCTGCCCGCGCGCCAGCACAATTCCATGCGCGAGTTGTGACCCGCAAACGGATCGACAATCGTGTCGCCGACGTTCGTGTAGAGTTTGACGAGAATCCTGCCGACGTTCTGCGGGAAGCGCGAGAGCGCAGTCGTGCGACCGCCGCGGCCTGAGACGACGAAGGCGTGACCAATCTGCGATTGACGATCAAAACCACCGTCATTGCCGGTCTGTGAATAGCTGCGCGACTCGGCCTGCGTGTCCATGGCCAAGTCAGTGCGGTCGTGTTTCAGAATCGAGTCAGGCATCACGCCGCCGAACAGGCGCGTGATCTTCTCGCGCGACTCGCGACTCTTGATCAGGTCGTCGATCGTTTTCGCCATGTCGTCACGGCTTGATCATCACCAAAGCGTATTCGTGCCGTTTCGGCAAGATTTTTTGCGTGACGATCTGTGACGCGAACGCCGCGCGCACGCTGGTTCCGAGATCGACGATTGCGATGTCGTGTTGTTTGAAGCCGGCCTCGCGCAAAAGTTCTTGGGTGTGCATGTGATACGAGTAGAACTTCCCCTCATAGCGAAAATCGTTGATGAACCAAACGCAATAGCTGCCAGCCTTGAGACAGCGAAAATTCTCTTTCGCGACTTGCCCAAGACCGCGCAGGAACGTCGGATAGTCGTTTTTGCCGAGTTGACCGAGTTCATCGCCGTAGTCCTCGATGCACCAGTAGGGCGGCGACGTGATGGTGAAGTCGCCCGCGTTGTTCTTGACAGGCATTTGCCGCGAATCGCATTCATGCAGTTCGATTGTCGCGTGATTCAATTTGAACATCGACGACTCGTGTTCCTTGAGTAGTCGTTCGCGCAGAATGAAATTCGCTTTCATGAACACTTTCGACACGTCGCAACCGATATAGTTTCGACCTGCTCGGTAGCACAGTTCCATTCTCGAATTGTGTCCTGCGAACGGGTCGACGACCGTGTCGCCTGACTTCGAATAAAGTTTCAAGAGAATGCGACCGACGTTCTGCGGGAAGCGCGACAATGCGCCCCACCGCGCACCGCCGCCGGACATCATGAACAGATCATGTCGCGTCGCGTCAGCACTTGAGACGATCTTTTTGTCTGCACTGTAGCCGGTCGACTGGTAGTCGCGACCTTGCTCCTCGACGAGGAGGTCTTGCGCCTTGTCGGCCATGTTGTGTTTCAAGATTGATTCGGGGATTTCGTTCCCGAACATGCGCGCGATCTTTTCGCGGTGGTCGCGCGAGTTGCCTGCGTCGTCTAGGGTTTTTGCCATGACATCACTCTACCACCGAACGTCGAGAAAGGCCAGCGCAATCCTCGACGCACGGTGACGTGTTTTAGAGCAGGGTGCCAGTGCGTTCACTCGCTGGCGCTTTCTTGTGGTTCTTGGCCGCGCGTTCGTCGAGTGCTTGCATGATGTAGTTCCAGTTCTCCTCTTTCATGAACTCCAAGATGCGCGCCTCGTCGATTTTCTCGAATGTCCCTTGTTCAGGCGTCAACCAACCTTCGTCGATTGCGAGTGTGACGAACTCGTTCGGTGTGCAGTTGCCGACAGCCAACATTGACTCGAAACGCGCGTGCGGCGTGATCGTCTTGACTTTCGGCTCAGTCGAAGGGGCTTCGGTCTTGCGCGCGAGTGCCGCCGGCACTGTCTTTTTTTTCGCGGGTTCAGGCTTTTTCTCGGGCGGTGTTTCTTCCGCACGCGACGGTTCAACGACTTGCGTCGCAGAAACAGGTTCGCCGTTTTTCGGTGATTCAGTCGTCGAGTCGAATACGGGTCGCGGCACGACCTCGGCCTCGACCGCAGGCAGTTCCTCAGAAATGAACATGCCGCCCAACATCGTCGGGAACGACGAACGCAGTGCGTCTGCCTCTGCGCATTTGACGATCATGCCGGCTGGGTCCTCGCGCCAAATCCCGTAGTTTTTGTTGAATCGCGCGAGTCGCAGACGTTTCGTCATTGGGTGCTTGCGGTTCTTGAAATAGACGGTTGCCCAACCGCCGAGGATGTTGTCTTGCGGCATGTGCCAGTCCCCGACGAGATCAGTGATTTTGCCGTCGCGCAGAACGATCGTGCCTGATTCCATGCCGTCGAACTCTTGGTGCACCTCCGCGCGTTTGAGAAACGCTTGGTGCGCAGTGATCAGCGAGAACGACGGTCCCGTCTGCGTGTCGTAGCCAATCAGGAACGCGTCGCCTTCAAACGGGTTCAATTTCTTCGCCTGACACATGAGCATGAACCGGAACGCGTCGTCGTCACTGCACGATTTGCCCGTCTTTGTCTTGACGCAGATCAGTCGTTTGACGATCTCGATTGATAGTTGGATTTTGTCTTTCGTGCCGAACGGCACGAACTCGACGAGTTGTTTGTTTTCTTTTTCAGTCGCCATTTTCTTCGCCTCCCTCTGTTCTGACTTTGAGATCGTCCTTGCCGTGTTTCAACGTGACGATCAGATCGTCGTGACGATAGGTGATCGCGCCGTCGGCGTCTGCACCGATTTTCGCCGCGTGGTAGCGCAGTGACGTGATCAGTTTGTCTTTCGCCTCGACTTCGAGTTTTGTGCGTTCCATTCGCGCGTCGCGTTTTTTGACGTAGTCGTCGACGAGTGCGTCGACCTCGGGAATTGATACGGGCGCGACACCCTTGCCAGTCATTCCCGGAAGTTCAGTTGATTTTGCCATAGTGATGTTCTGCATTTTTTGGGTTGGTTGTTTTCTCTGTCACAAAGAGTTCGACGGCGCGTCGTAGAGACTGTCGCCCATCATCCAATAGTGAACGAGCATGAGCGCGTTGTAGAGGTCGTTGTCGCCCTCTTGGTAATCAACGTCAGTCTCGTCGCAGTAGTAGGTTCGCTCGATCTGTTCTGCGGTCATGCGCTCGTCGAGAACCTTGATCGTTTCCTCGATTGTCTTGCGCGCGGCGTCGTTCCACCGACCTTTCAATTTCAACGCCTTGCGCAGTGCGCGAATCTCAGAATTGATCTTGTCGTCGCTTCTCACCGTGGCGTTCCTCGACGCGCGCCGCGCGCACGACCGCGTCGTTTGTCGTAGTCACTCATGCCGTTCCTGCACCATTTCGAACGCGGTGCGAACGAGTCAATCGGTAGCATCTTGCCCTGAGGATGCAACGGGCACCGACAGAGTTTCATTTGCCGGTCTGTGAGTAGTAGTTGTTGCTCTTTCATGTGTCCCAGAGAACGCGCAGATCACTCACCGGACGCGAGAGGTCTGCACCTTGCAGAGTTTCAACTTTTCCTGTTTTCGGGTTCAGCCATTTGAATTGCAGATCGAGTGCCGCTGCCGGCACCCTGAGTTGTTCTGCCAAATAGCTCACGACGTTTGAAAGGCGCATATTGCCTTGCCATGTTCGATTTGCCATGAGTGTGATTGTGTCAGAACAAAAAAAGTGTGCAAGTAGAAAATTGCGCAAAGTGTTAATTTGTCAGCGAAACGTTGTCGCATCGTTTCACAATGTCGTCGATGCAATGGATTGATCTCACGGTGCCGTTCTCGCGCAGAACGAGCATTTCGCCGTCGTCTGAGATCGCGAGGACACGCACTGTCTCAGGCTCTTTCATTTTGAGGCGCGCCATCAAATCGGGTGGATTGATTCTCGCGCTGAACATTCAATAGCCTGTCGGCTTGTAGCTCGTCGTGTAGTCGAGTGTGTTGCGCAACTCTTGAAATTCGTCTTGCAGATTGTCCTTCACAACGAACAGTGATCGCGGGTGCGCAGTCTGCGCGCTCATGTGCGTGTCGAAAAACGCGCAACCGAACGGCGCCACCTCGTGAATGCGGCAACGGTTCTGATCGTCGAGAAACACGCATTTGCCGCGTCGCATTCGTGGCACGATTGAACCGACGCGATGCGTCTTGCCGTTCAAGTCTTTGACGAGCGCTCCGGGGCTTGCGACGAAAAAGTCGCGGAATTCCTCGTCACCGATTTTGAGGAAATCCTTGATGCGTTGCACGTCGTCGAGGACGAGAGGTCCCGTCTGCCGCTTGCAGCATCGCGCGCAGTTCTCGCACGCGCATTTTGTGCGTGTGAACTCGTGCGTCACGCGGCGAGCGCCTCTTTCTGAGTCTCGAACTTGTCGTAGACCTTTTCGCGCAGTCCATGCGTCAGGATGCCCTCGATGAACTCTTGCATCGGCATCCGCTTTTGCACTGAGAGGACGCGAATCTTGTGATGCAAGATGTCGCTGATTTTCACAGTGCGCGTCGGCTTCGGCGTCGGCTTTGCCTTCGTTGGTGAATTATTTTTCGCGGTCATGAAATGCGATGTTGACACGCATCGCACAAGTCGTCAAATAGAAAAGTGTGAAAAAGAGAAAAGGACTTTCTCTGACGCTCGAACAAGCGAATGCGCACCAGATCAAACACGGTTTCAAACCAATCATCGCGAAGCCTCACGACGAAAAAAAGCCTGCGCACGCACTGCGCATCGGCACTCGCAAGATGAACCAGACCGAGCGCGAGTTCAACGCAATCCTCACGGCGCAAAAGATCGCGCGCGAGATCGACGATTTTCGATTCGAGGGCGTGCGTCTGCCGTGGGGCGATGGCATGTTGTTCAAAGCTGATTTTGCAGTCAGACAACTCGACCGAACGATCAAACTGATCGAGGTCAAAGGCACGCACATTTGGAAGCACGCAATCGTGCGTTTCAAAGGCTGCCGCGCAGAATGGAAAGACTGGTTCACGTTCGAGTTCTGGCGCAGAGACGAGAACAGACAATGGCACCAATTAGCGTAGCACGACCGACAACATCACCATCAAACCTGCGTCGCCGGCAACTCTGTCCGGGGAGCGCGCGCCTCGAAGCGCAGATCGTCGAGGACGAAACATCACGCGACGCGCGTCTTGGGCGTTTGATGCACACCTACTGGACGACACCGAGTCTCGACAGATCGTTCTTGAAACCTGACGAGCGCGACGTTCTCGAACTCGCTGATCGACTGCTCAATGACGTGTTGAACCGTCTCGCGTTCGAGACTGATCACGAGCGCCGTGTCGAACAAACCTTGACGAGTCGCGACGGTCGACTCACGGGCACGCCCGACGATGTCTACCACTGGTCGTTGCGACGCGCGTCGCTCGTCGTCGATCTGAAAAGCGGTTTCGCAATCGTCGAACGCGCAGAGTTGAATTTGCAACTGCGCGGCTACGCTGTTCTCGTCGACGACAACACTGACAACGTCGACGAACACTACGTCGCCATTTTGCAGCCGCGCTTGTGGTCGCCGTCTGAACGCATCACATTGTCGCGCTATGTCGAGGAAGACATCGAACGCGCACGCGCGCAGATCAACGCGATCATCGACGCGACAGAAAAGCCAGACGCACCGCTCAAAGCCGGCGAGGAGCAATGCCGCTACTGCAAGGCGCGGCTCATTTGCCCAGCGTTCCGCGCTGCGCTCGCTCTGCCAGTAGCGGCGTTCAAGTCTGAACTCGATCTCTCAAAGACTGCGCGCGAGGCGTTCATCGAACAACGTCTCAAACAGTGCAGTGACGCAGAACTCGAACGCGTGATTGAGGCGTGCAAACTCGCGACGTTCGTCAGCCGCAGTGCGAACGACGAGGCGCGCACGCGCATCCGCGAAGGCAAGTTCACGAACTTCGTCCTCGGCAAAGAGTTCGACGTTCGCAACATCACGAACACGCGGCGCGCGATCGCGATGATCTCGCTCTCTGGCGTCGCGTCGCGCGATGAAATGCTCGACCTCTGCGATTTTTCTTTGCGCGATCTCGAAGAACGCTACCGTGAGAAACACAAATGCACTTGGCAACAAGCGCGCGACAAGATCAACAAAGTCCTCGCCTCGGTGATCGAGCGCGAACCGGCACAACCCAAAATCCTACCGAAAAAATGACTGAACCACCACGCGACCGTTGTCGCTCATGCAAACGCCCGATCATTTGGGCAATCACTGAAAAAGACCGTCGCATCCCTCTCGATCCTGAGCCTGTGGTCGACGGCAACATTCTCTTGACGCCTCGCGGCAGTTTCCTTTTGCCATTGGCGTCTGTGCGTTTCGCAGTGCAAGTCAACAACCCGCAACGCTACAAATCGCATTTCGCGACGTGCCCGAATGCGGCGCAACACAGAAAGAGGTGAGCTTCAAATTGAACAAGGAACCAGTCGTGCAGCCTGACAAGGCAAAGCAACTCGAATTTCTGATCGACGCAGCGAAACTGACGCAGTCGCCGAAAGATTTGCTCGACTATGTGATCAAACTCTACGGCGACGAGTTCATCAAGGCGAACGACGAGATCGCGCGACTGCGCAGCGCGAACGACCAACTGTTTCTGATCAAACAAAAGGTCGTGATCGTGAATCGCGAGTTGATGCAGAAAAACAAAGACTGCGAGGCGAAGATTCTCGAACTGCAAGGCGAGGTCACGCGACTGCTCGCAGAGATCGCCAAACACTCGTGAAAAGTTTATGGCCAGCTTCGACGAACTAGACAAACTTTCGCGACCCGACATTCCGAATCGCCTCATGACTGACGCGGAACTCGGCGAGGCGCATCAAATCATCATCGAGAAAGCAAAGGCGGATCCGGCCTTTCGGCGGTTTGCGCCAAAATACAATCACGGCAGCAGAATCGCGCATCCGTGGGAGGCAATCGGGCACCGCATGTGGGCGGCAATGATGTGCGTTCTTGGCGCGCAAGGCAAAATGAGAGTGCTCGGCACGTCACCAGACACGAACGCGCACATGCTGACAATGATTGGCGGTTTGTTGAGTGACGCCACGGTCTACCTCTGGCAACCGGAGATCGAAAAACTCGCGAACGCTGCGCCACTGCCGAAACACATTGTCTCGCGCACGATTCTCGCAAGCCCTGTCATGTTCTGGTCTATTGCTGAGCCGACGACTGCCACAAGTTGGTTCGGGCTGATTCACGCGACGACTGACGTGATCATGATTGGTGAAGGCATCGACGAGAACAGCCAAGCGTGTCTCGGCGTGCAAGCTGTGCGCTACGGCAAAACATTCCCGCACGACTTCACTGATCAGCCCGAGACCGAGATGATCTTGAAGCGCTGCGCTTTCTTGAACTCGCCCTACGTCATGACTGAGCCGCACAGGATGCCGCGCCATGTGCGACGACAAGCCGAACGCGCCGGCGAGGACATGCGCGACTTCGAAAATGAACCCGTGAACGTCGTCAAACTGCGTCGACTGCAAATGCGCAAGCCGCAGCAGAGTTCGCAGCAGCACAACGGCGTCGAATGGAAACATCATTGGTGGGTGCAGCCGTTCTACCGTGCGCAGTGGTATCCGAGCGAACAAGCGCACAAAGTCATTTGGATTGACGCGTTCATCAAAGGTGATCTCACGAAACCGTTGCTCGAAAAGGTCTACGCAGTCGTCAGGTGATGATCTTCAAATTGCTCGACGTGACGAAAGAGACTGCGCGAATCTGGTCTGACACGATCTTGAAAAATCTGCCAGATTGCCCGAACTACACGGGCATCGAACCGCCTGACCGCTACTACATCGGGTTCTTGGGCGAAATCACGTTTCGCGATGCGCTCTGGTACCACGGCAAACGGTGGCACTATCAGGCGCGCCTCGATGGTCGACCAGATCAGACAGATTTGACCGTGTGGATGCGGGGCGTGCGCAAACAGTTGAACGTCAAGACAGCCAGCAAAGAGTTTCATCGTCACTTGATGGTGCCTGACGCGCAGTTTCGACGCTACACGCAGGACTACTACGTCGCCGCGCGACTGATCGACAATCACGGAGCGGTCGTGTTCGAAGGTTGGCTCAAACACGCCGATCTCGAACGCCGCCAGCCGCAAATGGTCGATGTCATGACGCGTTGTTGCCCCTTCACTGAACTGCGACCAATGGTTTTCTTGATGATGATGATTGACCGTGAAAGTGTGGATCGAAACGCGCACGATTGAACCGCCGCACAACGTCACGATCAGTGGCCGATTCGGTGCGTCTGTGATGTTCGTCGCCTACTCGCGACTCTTGCGCCAGTGGTATTGGTTGCAACCGAACGGCATCGAGGAAAAGATCGCAGAACCGCCGCTCGTCTACATCGACGCAGACTACGTCGCGAAACACACGCTGGCGAAGCCACGCGCACGCCGCGACACGCCCCAGCACATTCACCGCAAACGTTCGGCGCAGCTACTTTTCGATCTGTGAACAAGTAGTGAATAAGAAAAAGAGAAAAATTTGTTGACAGTGATGCACGCGAAGTCGCATCGTCAATCGTTCTAAATGTTCAGGACGACGCAATCTTTCACTCTGCGGTCGGGCGCGAGCACCTGCCTATCCATGCACTTGTTCGACCTGAACCGCTCGATCGCAGAGTCAAAGGTTGCCCTATAGCAACCGTCGTCGCGCGTGTCAGAGTTCGACGATTTCAAGGCTCGCCTCGCCGCCTCCCGCCAGAAACACGCAGAGTCACAAAAACAAATTGGTGACAAAGCTCCGACCGGGAACCCAGAACCAGTTGAAAGCAAAGCACTTGCGAAACCCATTTGGACGAGCGAAAAGCCACGCAAACGCGGGCAAAAACCGACAGGTGAAGCCGTCGACATTCAACGACTGCCGCCGCATTCAAATGAGGCTGAACTTGGCGTGATCTCGTCGATCATGCGCGACGGTCAGAAAGGCGGTCGCGAGTGCATCGCGCACGTCTGTTCGAAGATCAACGGGGAATATTTCTACGTCCCTGCGCACAAGACAATTTTCGAAATGCTCGTCAGTCTGTGGCACGCGAATCGGCCGCTCGATCTGATCGCGTTCACTGAATTTCTCAGGCACAAGAAACTCCTCGACTCGGTTGGCGGCGCAGCCTACGTCACGAACATTCACGGCTACATCGAACAGATCACAGGCTTTGTCCCGACAGCAGGCAACGTCGACTACTACCTCGCAATCGTCGTCGAGAAATTCGCGCGTCGCGAGATCATCGCAGACGCAACGCGTCTCGTGCGCGGTGCCTACGGCGACGAGGAAGACGAGTTCACTGCGCGCGTTCAACGTCTGACGAGCCGCATGGCGCACGTCAGTTCGATCGTTCAATCAGCGAACGGGCGATTTCCGCAACTGCAAGACGCGGCCGAGTTCTACGACACAGAGGACCCGCCGTTGCCACCGCTCGTGATTCATCACACGTTGCACCAAGGTTCAAAGATGCTTCTCGGTGGCAACTCGAAAGGTCGCAAGACGTGGGCGTTGCTCGAT